TGACATGGTAGGAAAAGTCACGAGCACAACGCAAAACCCTGATACAATCGCGCAAGAACCCAAGGACACGACCAATGAAACGTAAAGACGCCGGTATCCTGCTGCACAAGAATTTCGCCTTCAAGGCGGATTCTGTCGCCGACGACGGCACCTTTACCGGCTACGGCTCGGTGTTCGGCAACGTGGACAGCTACGGCGAAATTGTCATGCCGGGCGCGTTCAGCAAAAGCCTGAAAGATATCCGCGACGGCGGCGACCCGCTGCCCATGCTGTGGAATCACAACCCGAACGAGCCGATCGGCGGCTACACCGCGCTGGAAGAAGACGCGCGCGGCCTCAAGGTATCCGGCTTCATCATGATCGACGAGGTGGCCCGCGCCCGCGAGATCCATGCGCTGATGAAGCGCCGGGTGATCAAGGGTCTGTCGATCGGCTACTACGTCGACGAGGACAGCAAGGACGCCAAGACCGGCGCGCGCTTGCTCCACAAACTGGATTTGCGCGAGATCAGCCCGGTTACCTTCCCGGCGAACGTCGAGGCTGAAATTGAGAGTGTCAAGTCCGCGATCACCGAAATTCTGACCAAGGGCAATCTGCCCACGGTAAAACAATTCGAAGAACTCCTGCGCGAGGTAGGATTCTCCAAATCACAGGCCGCAGTCGTCGCAAACGGCGGCCTGTCGAAGCTTTCCCGGGGTGAGCCCGGTGGCGAAAAGAGCGACGAACTTACGGCGGTACTGGCCCTGATCCAGAACGCAAAAATCTAAACTCACCCCAGAGGAAATACCATGTCCGATTTGTCCGAAATCCAAAAAGCAGTAGACAAGCTCACCGACCAGGTGCGCGAAAAGGCCGAAAAAGCCGTCACCGAAGCCCAGCGCGGCATCCAGATGTCGGAAAAGCAGAAGGAAATCACCGACGAGCTGATGACCAAGCAGTCGGAAGCGCGCGCTGAGCTGGACGAGCTGATCCAGAAAATGGCCCGTCGCCACACCGAAGAAAAGCAAACCCCGAATACCCCCGGCTACAGCTTCATCGAGAGCGAGCAATTCAAGTCCTTCAAGGAAAAAGGCGAGCGCCTGCGCGCCGGCGAATCGCTGCGCGTGGACGTCAAGCAGATTTCCAGCCTGTCGGCCTCGGGTGGCGTGCTGATCGCTCCCGACCGTCAACCCGGCGTGCTGCCGCTGCCGCAGCGCCCTGCCACTGTGCGCGATCTGCTGGCTCCTGGCCGCACCTCGTCGAATCTGATCCAATACTACCGCGAGCTGGTGTTCACCAACAACGCCGCGCCGGTCGCTGAAGGCACACTCAAGCCTGAATCGGATCTGACCTTTGAAGCGAAGGACGCCAAGGTCGTCAAACTGGCCCACTGGATCAAGGCGACGACCGAGATCCTGGACGACGCCCCAGCAATGCAGTCCATGATCGATGAGCGCCTGCGCTACGGCCTGTCGTTCGTGGAAGACGTGCAGCTGCTGATGGGTTCGGGCACTGGCCAGAACTTGGCCGGCATCTACACCACCGCTTCGGCCTACGTCGCCCCGATCACCATCACGGGCGCGACCGACATCGATATCCTGCGCCTGGCGTTCCTGCAGGGCGAGCTGGCGCTGCTGCCGGCCGACGCGGCGATCCTGCACCCATCGAACTGGGCGAAGATCGAGCTGCTGAAAGACACCCAGGGCCGCTACCTGATCGGTAATCCGCAAGGTCAACTGGCACCAACCCTGTGGGGCCGCCGTATCGTCACCACCCTGGCGATGACCCAAGGCCAGTTCTTGGCGGGTAACTTCCGCCAGTCGGCACAGATCTTCGACCGCGAAGATGCGAACGTCGTGGTGTCCACTGAAAACGGTACCGACTTCGTAGAGAACAAAGTAACCATCATGGCGGAAGAACGTCTGGCACTGGTCGACTGGCGCCCTCAAGCGCGCGTGAAGGGTGCGCTGACCGCGTAATGAAATGGCCGGGGTGGAAGCCCCGGCTTTTCTATCGAACAGGAGTAAATCATGAAGACCAAAGCAATCGCGCTCGACAGCTTCGCCCACGGCGCACGGCAGTACGTAGCCGGCGACAGTGATGAATTCAGCCCGGGAGAGGCCGAGGAACTGCGCAAATCCGGGCTGGTAAAGTTCGAAGAGGCCGCCCCGCAGACCGGCGTGACGGACAGCCAACCGGCCGAGGATGACCTCGAAGACCTGGTGGGCGGCAAAGCCGAACCCGCGCCGGCCAACAAAATGGAACCAGCCCCAAAGAACAAGGGTAAAAAATAATGACTACGACCGTCCGCCTACTTTCGACGTATCAAGGCAATTCTTACAACGACATTGTACGATTGCCTGACGCCATTGCCACCGCGCTGATCGCGGGCAATAACGCCACGCTCGACCTGGCCGGCGGCAAGAACGTGGCCCCGCCCCCTGTGGCGCATGTGGACAAGGGAACGGCGCGGCTGATCTACAGCGCTTCCGGCACCTTCCTCGGCCTGGGGGACAGCCAGGGCAACCTGCTGCTCAATTCCGGCGGCGCTACGACCCCAGTTGGCGCCACGGTGCCAGGCGCGCCTACCGGCCTGGCCTTGACGGCTGCCGCCGGTGCCGTCATCGCTGCATTCACCGCGCCGGCCAGCACGGGCGGTGACCCGATCCAGTGGTACGAACTCAGCTTGTCGAACGGCACCGTGGTGCGCGGCGACGCCAGCCCGATTGCCGCCGCAGCACCTGCTGGCGCCGCGGTCACGGCCACGGTGCGCGCGGTCAACGGCGTCGGCAGTTCGGCCGCTTCGGCTGTGTCGAACAGCGTCACTCCGACCGGCGCAGCACCTTCTGTCGCCCCCGCCATCCTGACCGCAGGTGCGATCACTGGCACCCCTACGCAGGGCGTGCCTTTGGCCATTACCGCCGCCACAGCCAGTGGCACACCAACTCCGACCGGCTCCCGTGTCATCCGCATGGACGGAAACCAGGTGGCCGCTGGCGATTTGACCACGACCTACACCCCCGTGGCGGGTGACGTGGGCAAGATCCCGAGCCGTACGGATACGTTCACCAATGGCGTCGGTACGCCCGCCGTGTCGACGGTCGCCGGCGCCGCAGTGGTGTCGAGCAGTGCCACTTTAAAATCTTTCAACACTACCGACAGCTTCGCGCAAGGCGATCAGGTTTTGTATGCAGGCAGCATTTACACCTTCACTGCTGCGCACCCAGCCGGTAGCTGGACGGGTAACGATGTTACGTATGTTGGCCAGAACGGCGATTGGCCTCTGAATACGGTCGGCTACAGCAAGCCGGTGGGTATCGTAAATTCGTGGACCCGCGGCGTACTGGCGACTGGAACTACAACCGCGCCTACCCAATCCCGGGGATTCAAGCTCGACATGGAGGCGCCGTTCACCGCACTGCGCGTAGAGCTGTTTCAGCTAGAGCCATCCCCAATGCGAGGGTTTGCCTTATCCCTCGCGCCCACGGAAACGGACTCGCTGGCTACTTTGTCGCAGGCAATTGACCCGATCGTCAATGGTACGGCCCACAGCGTGATCAAGGGTGCTGACCCTTACGGTTTTGCCCGTGTAACTTTTGACAGCGCATTGCGTTCCCCGGTGCAGGCGCCGGGCGGTACGACCCCCTCGGGTCGCGGCTACTTCACTAACCCGAGTAGTGTTCTTTCGGATTGGGTAGGAGTGAGTAGCGTACCTGTGGTGAGCGGCAAACGCCCAATGGTGGTTGGTCGGTTGAGTCGCACGGTCAGTACGGGCGACGCGAATAGTAATGTGGTGCCAAGTGCGCTAAGCGGTTCGTATAACCGCTACCTCGCGAACGACCCTTCAGGCCGTCTGATGTACCACCCATTGGTCGGCACAAATGGTGACCACGTAGCAGACCCTACGCTGTCCAAAGCTACGGGGGCGCTCTACGATGCCACCACCGGCGGGGTGTGGCAGAACATGGCATTTATTGCGCAGCACAGCGTGCCTACCCGTGTCTCGGTGTACGCCGGCGATTCGATCACTGAAGGATACTTCCCGCTCGGTATTGTAGCGGCACGCCTTAGCACGCCGAAGGCCCCCGTCTACTCTGTCAATTTGGGGTGCAGCACGAATACCAGCTCGCAGTATTTGGCGCTGCTGGAGGGCTACCTGCGTGGTGAGAACTACGCCACGGACGTTACGATCCCGTCGTTCTCCGCGAACGAACCGCAACTCATGAGTACCGCATTCCGGGATGCGCTCATTGCCCGATTGCAATACTTCATCACGATGTGCGCAGCTATGAAAAAGCGGCTCTACATCTGGACTTCTTATTGTCAATACATTACGCGGTATAGCGTAAGTGCCGGCGACGTGGCGATCATCCAATACATCAACGATTGGGTGCGTACGGAGGCAGCTAAACCAGGCGCTACTTTCGATTTGGTCGAAGTCGCAAACGGTTGGGATAACGCCACCATGACCCTTGGCGGTCAGGACAACATTCACCCCACTGCGGCTGGCAACGCGCATTTTGACAGCCGGTACACCCCGGTATTCCAGAAAGGTCGCTAATGGCTATCTCCGCAATTAATCTCCCCGCCCCGGCGCCGCTGGCGAAAACGCAGTCGGGAACTATCACCACCGACGCGGCCGGCGCAGCTACGGCTGCCACTACCAGCAACACCGGCGTCAACGCTACCGTTATCGTAATCGGCAGCACGGCC